ATCAAATTTTCTCGGGCGCAAGTTTCAGACTTTTTTTTCCGGGGTGACCATGGGGCAACGTGGGCCGAAGCCGCAGTCGAACGTGATCAAGCTGCTGCGGGGAAACCCTGGCCGCCGCACGCTCGATCTGCACGACGGCGTGCAGCCCGAGGTCGCGGTACCCGACGCTCCCCGGCACCTGTCGAAGGAAGCACGCAAGGAATGGCGACGCATCACCGTCGAGCTTGATGAGCTGGGCCTCGTCAGTCGTCTCGATCGTGCGGCGCTCGCCATCTACTGCCAGACCTGGGGGCGCCTCGTGCTCGCCGAGCAGGCGCTCGAGCGCAAGCGTCAGGCGGCAATCACCGCCGGAGAAGACGAAGCCGAGGCCGTCTTCATCCAGTGCACGCCCACCGGCTTCATGCGCGAATCGGCCCTGCTGCGCATCGTCTCCAAGCTGCAACAAGACTGCGACCGCTACCTCGCGAGCTTCGGCATGTCGCCCAGCTCGCGCTCCAAGGTCAAGTCCAGCGACAACCGCCAGGGCGAACTCTTCGACAAACCTGCCGCCGCAAGCGACTTCTCCACGCTATGACCGCCATGCACTTTGCCGACGTCGCCACGCAATACGCGCGCGACGTGGTAGAGGGCCGTCTTCCGTCATGCAAGTGGCATCACCTCGCCTGCAAGCGCCACCTCGACGACCTCGTGCGCGCCGCCGTCGGCCAGTTCCCCTACGAATACAACCCGGAACTCACCGACGCCGCCGGCAAGCAATACCGGCCTGCCGAACGCATCTGCAAATTCGCCGAGCTGATGCCGCACATCAAAGGCGACTGGGCCGCGCGCGGCCAGCGCATCAAGCTCCACCCCGCGCAAGTCTTCATCCTCGCCAGCATCTTTGGCTGGATCCGTCGCGACACCGGCAAGCGCCGCTTCCGCGTCGCTGACATTTACATCCCGCGCAAAAACGCCAAGAGCACCCTCGCCAGCGTCATCGGCAACTACATGCTCTCGGCCGACGGCGAATTCGGCGCCGAAGTCTACTCCGGCGCCACCTCGCAAGACCAGGCCATGGAAGTATTCCGCCCGGCGCGGCTAATGGCCATCGCCACCTCGGCCTTCGTCGATGCCTACGGCATCACCGTCAACGCCAGCAACATCAGCATCGCGCACACCAACTCCAAATTCGAGCCCGTCATCGGCAAACCCGGCGACGGCGCCAGCCCCTCCTGCGCCATCGTCGACGAATACCACGAACACAAAACCGACGAACTGTACGAGACCATGAAAACCGGCATGGGCGCCCGCTCCCAGCCGCTGCTCCTCGTCATCACCACCGCCGGCGCCGACATCGCCGGCCCCTGCTACCTGCACCAGATCGAGCTGCAAAAAATCCTCGAAGGCGTGGTCGACAACGACCAGCGCTTCGGCATCATCTTCGGCGTCGACGCCGGCGACGACTGGACCACCGAAGCCGCCCTGCGCAAAGCCAACCCGCTGTTTGGCGTCTCGATCGACGGCGAGTTCCTCGCCCAACAGCAGCGCGACGCCATCGCCGACCCGCGCAAACAAAACACCTTCCTCACCAAACACCTCAACGTCTGGGTCGCCGCCGCATCGCCCTGGCTCAACCTGCACAAACTCCAGCAAGCCGGCGACGCCCGGCTCAAGCTCGAAACCTTCGCCGGCGAACGCTGCATCGTCGGGCTCGACCTCGCCAGCAAAACCGACATCGCCAGCGCCGCCTTCGCCTTCGAGCGCATCGAAGGCGGCGAACGCCACACCTACGTCATCACGCGCAACTACGTCCCGCAAGCCGCCGCCGACAAACCCGAAAACGCCCACTACCAAGCCTGGATCCACAGCGGCCACCTCATCGTCACCCCCGGCAACATGATCGACCTGGAGCAAATCCAGGAAGACGTCTTCGCCGCCGCCGAAATCGTCGTCATCGGCGAAATCGCCAAAGACCCCTGGGGTGGGCAACAAATGGGCGCCAACTTCGAACGCGAAGGCTTCACCGTCGTCGACATCCCGCAGCAAGTCCGCTACCTCAGCGAGCCCATGAAAATCATCGCCGCCGAAGTCGACGCCGGGCGCTTCCACCACGACGGCAACCCATGCTTCGTCTGGCAAATGAGCAACGTCGAAGTCAAGGAAGACCGCAACGAAAACATCTTCCCGCGCAAATCGCGGGCGCAGAACAAGATCGACGCCGCCATCGCCACCATCGTCGCCAAGGCGCGGCTGCTCGCCGCGTATGAGTCCGAAGGCCCCTCATTCTGGGAAACCCAAGCCGCATGAAATTCCTCGACCGGCTCTTCGGGCGCAAGTCGGCCCAGCTCACCTACGACCAGGTCGCTGCCCTGATCGACGGCGCCAGCGGCGGCACCATCGCGGGCGTTGCCGTCACCGACAAAACTGCGCTCCAGGTCGCCACCGTGCTCGCCTGCGTCAAGGTCATTGCCGACGGCTGCGCCACACCCGCCCTGCGCGTCTTCCGCGAGGTCGCCGAAGGCCGGCGCGAGCGCGCCAGCAATATCCCGGAATACCGCCTGCTCGAGCGCCGGCCGAACGAATGGCAAACCTCGTTCGAATGGCGCCGGCAGATGACCATCCATGCCGCGCTCACCGGCAGCGGCCTGTCGATCAAGGTGCGCGGCGACAACCGGCGCGTTCGCGAGCTGATCCCCGTCATGCCTGGCCGCTGGGACGTGCGCCGTATTGCGCGTTATGAGGTCCGTTACCGCTGCTGGGATGACTTCGGCCTCATCGGCGAATTCTCGCCGGATGATGTCTTCGTCATCAATGGCGTGCAGTGGGACTGGCTCGCCAGCATGAACGCCGTGTATCTGGCGCGCTCCGCCATCGGCCTGGCCATCGCCACCGAAAAAAGCCAGGCCGCCATGCACGAAAACGGCATGCGTCCGAGCGGCGTCTATTCCGTCGAAGGCACGCTCAGCACCGAGCAGCATGATCGCCTCACCGCCTGGCTAAAAACCAAGGCCGGTGCCGCCCGGCACAGCGAGCCGCTCGTGCTCGATCGCAATGCCAAATGGCAAAGCCTCGCCGTCAATGGGGTCGACGCCCAGGCCGTCGAGACCCGCCGCCTGCAGGTCGAGGAAATCTGCCGCGCCTACGGCGTGTTCCCCATCATGGTCGGGCACTCCGACAAGTCGGCCACCTTCGCCAGCTCCGAAGCCTTCTTCGCGGCCCACGTCAAGCACACCCTCGCGCCGTGGCATCGCGCCTGGACGCAGCGCATCGACGAAATGCTGCTCGATGGCGCCGGTCCGCTCTTCGCCGAGTTCGACGTGCGCTACCTCATGGCCGGATCGATGAAGGACCGCGCGCAATGGGCGCGCACCATGGCCGAAATGGGTATCTACACCCGCAACGAGATTCGCGACGAAGAAGGCAAAGACCCGCTTCCCGGTCTCGACGAACCCCTGACCCCCATGAACATGAGCAACGGCAAGCAAGGAGCCGACAATGGCGACGAAACCGACCCGCCCGCAAACGATTGAACACCGCGACGCAGGGGGCGGCCGCGAGGTCCGTACCTACGCCCTCACCGTCAAGGCATCCGAAGACGGCGCCGTCGAAGGCTACGGATCGGTGTTCGGCGTCCGCGACAACTATGACGACGTGATCGCCGCCGGCGCCTTCGCCGCGTCGCTCGCCGCCCACAAAGCCGCCGGCACCATGCCGGCCATGCTCTGGCAGCACGATTCGCACGAGCCCATCGGCGTGTGGGAATCCATGGTCGAAGATGCCAGCGGCCTGCGCATCAAGGGCCGCCTCGCGCTCGACACCGTGCGCGGCAAACAGGCCCATACCCTGCTCAAGATGGGCGCACTCAACGGGCTGTCCATCGGCTTCGTCAGCAAGCAATGGGCCTACGACCGCGACAGCGAAGTGCGCACACTCATCGAAGTCGACCTCTGGGAAGTCAGCATCGTCACCTTCCCGGCCAATCAAAAGGCGCGCGTCACCAGCGTCAAATCGGGTGACATCGCCACCCCCAAGGATGCCGAAAAAGCCCTGCGCGATGCCGGGTTCAGCAAAACCGACGCGACGGCCTTCGTCTCGCGCGTCATGCGGATGGGAGAAGCGCGGAGAGAGTCCGCCGATTCTGCCGCCGTGGCAATGAAGGCAGCCAGCCGGCTGCTCAGTTCCCTCACATCCCCTCAAGGAAGCCAATCATGATCAAAACCGCAATGCAGCGGCACCACGCCGCCTACCTGGCCAAGCTGGCCGCCCTCGGCGTCTGTGTCGGCGTGTTCGAAACCCGCGACGATCCGAGCATCAAGTCCGTCGGCGAAGCGCTCGACAAGATCGCCACCGCGTTCGACGAATACAAAAAGACCAACGACGCCCGCATCGAGGCCATCAAGGCCGGCAAATCCACCGCCGACTTCGAAGCCAAGCTCGCCAAAATCGACGAGCACATCGGCACCCTCGAAGACGTCAAGTCGCGCCTCGAGAAAGCCGAGACCAAGCTCGCGCGCCCCGGCGCGCAGGGCGGCAGCCGAGACGAGCGCAGCTCGCCGGAGGCCGAAGCCTACAAGACGGCGTTCTTGTCCTGGGTGCGCAACCCGGGCGACCCGGAGCGCCGCACCGCCCTGCAACAACGCGCCAAGGATCTGCGCCGCGTCGAAGCCAAGGCGTTCGGCGATGACGACGGCTTCGAAACGCGCGCTGCGCAAACTGTCACCAGCACCGGCGCTGCCGGCGGCTTCGCCCTGCCCGAAGTCATCGAGCGCCAGATCGCACGCCTGTCGCTGGACATCGGCCCGATCCGCCAGATCGCCACGGTGCGCACGGTCGGTAGCCCGGACTACAAAGAGCTGATCGATGTGGGCGGTGCCGCGTTCGAGTGGGTGGGTGAAACCGACCCCCGCAACCAGACCAACACGCCGGACCTGGCGGAGGTGGCACCCACCTTCGGCATGGGGAGCGCCAAGCCGCAAGCCTCCGAAGAATCGCTTGACGACCTCTTCTTCGACGTCGAGAACTGGCTCATCGAATCGGCGTCCGAAGCGATTGCCCAGGGCGAAGGCGCGGCGTTCGTCTCCGGAAACGGCACCAAGAAGCCCACCGGCTTCCTCGCCGGACCGGCCCCGCTGGCCACCGCCGATTCCGGCCGCGCCTTCGGCACGCTGCAGTACATCCCGTCGTTGCAGGCCGCGGCCATGCCGACCAGCGCCGACACCTTTTACGACTTGATCTATGCGCTGCGCGCCCGGTATCGCGCCAACGCCCGGTGGGTCACCAGCAAGCTGCTCGTCGCCGCCCTGCGCAAGTACAAGGACACGACGAACAACTACCTCTGGCAGCCATCGCTCGTCGCCGGTGAACCCTCCACCTTCATGGGCTACCCGATCGTCGAAGCCGAAGACATGCCCGCTGTTGGCGCCGGGGCCTTCCCGTTGGCCTTCGGCGACTTCAAGGAGGGCTACCTCATCGCCGATCGCGTCGGCATGCGCATGACGCGCGACGAGATCACCAGCCCCGGCTTCGTCAAGTTCTACGTGCGCCGGCGCGTGGGCGGCAAGCTGCGCAACACCCAGGCGATCAAGCTGCTCAAGATCGCCGCCTCCTGATCCACCTCGCAACCCGCAATGCCCGGCCGGCATCGCGCCCGCCGGGCCTTTTCACAGGAGCAAACGCAATGCACAAGCTCAAGATCCTGCAGGACTTCCCCTACTTCCATCGCGGTTACGACCGCAAGGACTACGTCAAGGGCGACATCGTCGAAACCGACGACGATGAGTTCGCGGCCGTCGCCGTCGCGGAAAAGTGGGCCGAAAAAGCCAAGGGCAGCGCCCCGGAAAACAAGGATGCTGCCGCCCAGGTAGCCGAAAACAAGGCCGCCGCCTAACCCCGCAACCCCGAGCGCCCCATGCCCCTCACCCTGATCACCGCGCCGGCCGACGAGCCCGTCACGCGGGCCGAGGCCAAGCTCCAGTGCCGCATCGATGCCGACCTCACGGCCGATGACGCGCTCATCGACGGCCTCATCGCCGCCGTGCGCGAGCAGGCCGAGCACGAGATCGGCGGGGCGCTCGTCACGCAAACCTGGGAGCGCACGCTCGACGCCTTCCCCGTCTCGGGCGGGGCCATCGAGCTGGGCATGCCGCCGGTGCAAAGCCTCGTCAGCGTCAAGTACCTCGACGCCGCCGGCACCGAGCAAACCCTCGCGCCGTCCGCCTACACGCTCGACGCCGTCGCCGCGCCCGGCTGGGTACTCCCCGCCGCCGGCACCGACTGGCCCGCCGCCGGCGACTATGCCAACGCCGTGCGCGTGCGCTTCGTCGCCGGCTTCGGCCTCGCCGCCGCCGTGCCCGCTGCCGTCAAGGCCTGGATGCTGCTCCACATCGCCGAGTGGTATGCCCAGCGCGAAGCCGGCAGCGACAAGCCGCGCGCTGTTTTGCCCCACGCCGACCGCCTGCTCGACCGCGCGCGGCAATGGTGGGGGCGCGTCTAATCCATGGCCTCGATCCGCTCGGGCTTTCCGGTTGTCGCCGACCACGCCGCCGCGGCGCCGCCCTATGACGTCCTCACCGACGCGTTCTCGGCCAGCGCCGGCGACGAGCTGGTGGCCTTCGCCATCGGCTCCGGCCTGCCCACGGTCACCAGCCGCAACAGCGCCGACACCGGCCCCGGCACGCTCAAGTGGATCTTGCGCTGCGTCGCACGGCCGGATTACCGCAACACCACCTACGGCACCAACGGCGAGCTGCAGGTCGCCATCTACACCGCCGTCGTGCCGGCGGGCGGCGTCACCGAACGCGCCCTCTACCCCACGACCACGGTCGCCAACGAAGGCGGGGGCACCGTCTCCGGCAGCAAACCGGCCCGTCTCATCGTGGTCGCCGCCGACGATACCAACGGCATCGGCGCGATTTCGTGGCGCGGCTCGGCGGCCGCCGGCGCCAACTCCAACGACATCACGACGGGTGCGGCCGCCACCCACACCATCAAGCCGTTCGGCGCCTCGTCGCTGCTGCTGACGGCCGGCATCATCCGCGATGGCGCCACGCCCACCGCCGCCAGCGGCTGCACCGAAGTCGTCGCCCCCGGCACCAACCGCATGCCGATGTACTCGCGCACCGGCGGCGCCGCGGGCGCCGCCATCGCACTCGGCTCATCGCAGACCGATGCGGCCGTCTGGGCGCTCGCGCTGGTCGAATACCTGCCCACGACCACGCCCGCACCGACCAAGCGCCTGCTCGTCATCGGCGATTCCGGCACCGAATGCGTGCTCTCGTCCATGCCGCATGGCGTCGAGGCGCAGGACGACCTCGCGCCCTACTACGCGCTCTACAACCACGGCATCTGGTGGACGCACCTGGCACAAGCCGAGGCGCGCTGGGAGGCGGTCAAAGCCGACCTGCCGCCGATGCACTACGCGGTCCTCCAGATCGGCGGCAACGACATCCAGGACTCCGGGTTCACCTGGACCACCACGTTCCAGAACCTCTATCTGTCCATCATGGACGATCTGGAACTGGCGGGCACGGTCATCATCGCCAACACCGGCATCGGACCGGGCGCCGGCGCCGGGCTGCCGCAGGCGTACTACGACTACCGCGATTGGGTCACGGCCAACGTCCCGGCCGGCTCGCACCTCTACAGCACGCAGCCGATCGCCGACCCCGGCACCAACTACACCACGCTGCTGGCCGCCTACCAGGCGGCCGACGGCCAGCACATCAACGGCGCCGGCAACACGATATGGGGGTCCGAATACGCCGCCTGGATCACCAGCCAGACGCCCCACGTTTACGCGCGGCCATCGTCCGACAACACCGACGGGCCGTGGACGCCCAGCACCGGCGCCGACCTCTACACATGCATCGACGAGACGCCGGCCAGCGACACTGACTACATCACCACCAACGGTGATGGCACCGCCAACGTCATCCTGTCCGACCCCGGCGCGGTCGATGCCGGCGTGCGCACGCTGCGCTTCCGTGCTCGCGGCGCGCCGCACAAAAAGCTGATCGTCCGTCTGCTCGAAGGCACCACCACGATCCAGACCGTCGCCGTCGATCCGCTGCCCGCCGCGTTCGCGCTGACCGAACAGGCGGTAGCCGGCACGATCGGCAACTACGGCAACCTGCGCGCCGAATTCGAGTGCGCCGCCGCAACCACGCCCCCCACGCCGAAC